ATATGTGCCGCCAAGCACCATTGACTGCGGTAGTCGCATTGCCAGAACCAAAGGCAGACGAAGCTGTGGTGCATAAAGAGATCAAAAAGATGGTTACGGAAGCGTTTACGAATCGTGACCCTAAACTGTGGGCTAAGAAGCTAAAGAAACGCCACGAGGCTGGTGACGTACTGTCGCCATTGCAGATCAAGGCATACAAGGAGGCGCTCGATGAGTCTTACGCTTAGAACAACTAAGCACTTGCGGGAACAGGGCTACCTGGTGGCCACGGTAGAACATTACAACTCGTTCACAAGACGTAAGCACGACCTGTTTGGCTGCATAGATTTATTGGCCATTGGTAACGGTGAGACATTGGCCATACAAGTTACCAGTCGCTCCAATATGTCGGCTAGGATAAAGAAGATACAAGACAACCTAGCCCTCCCCGAGATGCTCCGTAGCAAGTGGCGCATCATCGTGCATGGCTGGGACAAAGGTACTAATGGCAGGTATCGGCTGAAAGAGTTTGAGTTTTAGCAATTAGGGAAATCCCTAATACACAAGTGTGTTACTTATGCCTACACTGGAATCACTAACCAAGGAGAATCAAATGTACGACAACACTATATACGCCCTCGGCGCTTCTGTAATCATCGCCATCGTTACCTTCGTTGCTATGGGATGGATCGTATTATGAACATCGACAACATCTGCAAAGTAATGTCAGAAATGGCACAGTCCAATAGCTTTCCTGTCGATGATCGCCAATGGTGGGTAGAACACTTTTGCGACCCAGTTCTAGTGGAGCGCATGATCGTCCACATTGCCCAGTGCTACAACTCGCCAGACGAGGATATGTGCAAACTGTTAGACATGGTTGAAGGTCACATTCAAAGAATCAAGGAGCCAGCATGAAATTGGACATAAAATCTATTGAAAATATCAAACTTAAAAGACTTTTCGCTGTAGAAAAAATAAAAAACGAAATACCTGAATTACTTACTGCTGTAAAAAATTCATTAAACTTTGATCGCTATGAAAGTATAGAAGTAAGTGAACTAATAGAAATGAAACACGGCGCACACCGATCATCAAGACAGGGTGTGTATTTGACTGATAAAGATGGAATTGAATATCGAATCACTGTTTTTGGTTTGTACCGCCACAACATCCAAAAAGTCAAGGAGCCAGCATGAAGTTAATTGCATCAGCCTTTGTTAAGGCACAGCAGGAATTTGGCCCTGCACTAAAGTCAGCCACAAATCCTCACTTCCGTAGTAAGTACGCAGACCTATCTGCTTGCGTAGAGGCGGTGATTGACGCTCTAAACAACCACGGCATCGCTCTTATGCAGAACTGTAGCGAGTCAGAGTCTGGTGTAATTGTAGAGACAATGTTTATACATGAGTCAGGCGAGACATTATGCAACGGCAAGCTACACGTTCCTGCAAGCAAACAAGACCCACAAGGCTACGGTTCTGCACTGACCTACGCTAGACGCTACAGCCTGATGGCGGCCTGTGGAATTGCACCAGAAGATGACGATGGTAATGCGGCATCCAGAAAGCCTCCACAAGACGTTTCTGTGGCGATCAAGGGTGTTATGTCAGCCGAGTCCTTAGATGCGCTTAAAGCCCAGTTTACAGCCGCCTACGTTATGTTTAAGAACGACAAGGAAGCACTAGCCAAAATCAATGCGGCTAAGGACGTTAGAAAGAAAGAGTTGACCGATGTTTGAGCAAGGATCGGTTGAATGGTTTGCCGCCAGAGCAGGGAAGGTGACAGCTTCCCGTGTCGCAGATGTGCTGTCCAAAGTAAAGGACGGAGAGTCTGCTGGTCGCAAGAACTACAAGGCTGATCTGGTAGTCGAGCGCCTGACAGGTCAAAAGACATCGGGTTTTAGTAGTCCCGCAATGGCATGGGGAGTAGATACAGAGCCGCAAGCAAGAGCCGCATACGAGTTTAGGACGGGTGACTTTGTAGATCAAGTAGCGTTTGTAGATCACCCCACAATTAAAAACTTTGGGTGTTCACCAGACGGGCTGGTGGGCGAGGACGGTCTTATTGAAATTAAATGCCCCAACTCGGCTACACACTTAGAGTACTTAGAGTCAGACACCCCGCCCAAAAAGTACTTTATACAGATGCAAGCTCAGATGGCCATCACAGGCAGGAAGTGGTGTGACTTTGTTTCGTTTGACCCTAGACTACCCGACGGTCTCGAATTGTTAATTATTAGGGTAAACCACGATGACAAATACACCAAGATCATGGAAGATGAAGTAAGTAAATTTTTACAAGAAGTTGACAATAAAGTCGAATCGTTATCAAAAAGGGATGATAAATGAGCGTTAAATTTGAAGTTATCGCAAGCACCGGAACCTACAAAAACAAGCAGGGTGAGGAAAAGAAGCGTTGGCTAAAGTGTGGAGTTGTTATGGAAACCAAAAACGGCGGTTTGGCCATGAAGCTAGAGGCAGTCCCAGTTGGTTCAGATGGCTGGTTTACATTAACCGAGCCAAAAGAATACGAGCCTAAAGGTAGACCTGCTTCCTCGGCAGTAGCTGATATACCAGACGACTTGCCTTTTTAAATGGAAGCGAACGAAACCCAAATTGCTGGACAGCATTACCGTGCCAGTATGCAAACGTGGGATTACATCCTAGCGCATAACTTGGGTTTTCTGGAGGGTAATGTCATTAAGTACGTTACCCGCTACAGAAAGAAGGATGGCATCCAAGACTTACTAAAAGCCAAGCATTATCTGGACAAACTAATAGAGGTTGAAAATGAGCGACTACGCAGAGCATCTAACCAAAATGACCAAGATCAACAAACAGCTACGGACAGCACTGTTGAACCAAAAGATAGACATAGCCAACGAGTTAGCGATGATGCTGCTTGCCGAGAGCAGGCTGTTGTTGCACTGCGTAAGCGAACTGAAGCGGGATATGGACAGCCGACTGACATCGGTGGAATAACCTAATGGATCACATATCCTCGTATCACAAACTGGTCAGTGCGGTAATAGCACTTGCCGTAACAGACACAACCAAAAAGTACGACAGGAACCTAGATAACGACGCTAAGACAGCTTTGGTGTTTTTGTTCGGGAATAACGTTAACCCTTGGCTAGAGTTGATAGACATAAACCCATCGCACTTTAAGCGAAAGCTAATGGATTCTATGCACTCAAGTGGTGGTCAGTTTAGCGATGAGGAGAAACGAAAGTTTCGTATGAACTACAAAATGTGGAACCAAAATAAGGCGCAAGCGTTGATGAAGTATGCCCGTTATGAAGGCGTTTCCAAATGCAAAGAGTAATACTGCCCCTCACCGCAGACAGGTCTCGTGTCATAGAAATGATAACACGAGCGCCTGATGGCTATGTAGTAGAGATTAGGCAGCCCTCTAGGACGCTTGAACAAAATGCCCTGTACTGGACGCAAGTGCATGAATGTGCTGAGAGAGTCACCATTGAAGGCAAGCGTTTTACACCACAAGTGTGGCACGTTTACTTCAAGCAACGGTTTCTACCAGGACGAATCATAGAGCTACCGAATGGCCAGATCATGGAGCAAGACCCCACAACCACCGAGTTAACCAAGGAAGAATTTTCCCTGTTTATTGAGGAAGTTCTACAATTTCAGGCAAATCACTTATGAAAAAGATCATCGTTGTCATCTACCTAACTTTCTTTAGCACCGTAGCCTTTGCAGGATGCACCTCGCAAATGATTACGATTAAAGGCAAAACAACCGTATGCACCACCTGCTGTGCTGGTAGCGTATGTAACACAGTGTGCAACTAATGAATACAAAAGAACTTATCTACAAGTTAATCGAGCATCATAAGCAGGTAAAGGTTGCTACTATTACAAAAGAGCTTGATTCGTCGTTGCCAAGAATTTCGTATCATTTAAAAAACCTAAAGTTTGAAGGCCGTATACATATCTGTGATTGGAGGCATGATAAAACAGGCACACCAAGAGCATTTTGGACGATTGGACAGAATACTGACGCTCCAAGACCTAAAGCAAAACCGACAAGACACAAAAAGTCTAATGTTTCTAGTATTATTAAAATACAACCGGATCAGGCAGCGTCATGGCTAATACAGCAACCCTACCCTGTGGTGCGCAAGTTGATACATCATCGGAGGAGTGGAGATCTTGGTGCGAAGCCAAGCACGTTGCCCAAATTAAAACCAAAGACGGACGTTCAGCCTACATCGAAAGAGTTAAAAAACGCAGAGGCGAACAAGCCGCAACTGCCCTACGGAAAGGTGTCCTTAGTGCGTGGAAACTATAGAAGTCCTAAGCTACTAAAATACGCTCAAGAAGCAACCGAGTGTATGCACTGCGGGAAATACAACGATGGGTCTGTTGTTGCCGCCCACTCTAATCAACTCAGAGATGGCAAGGGTAAGAGCCTGAAGGCGCACGACTTCCGTATTGCCTATCTGTGTGGCCAGTGTCACTATGAGCTAGACCAAGGCAAGGATATGTCAAAGGCAGAGCGTGTGGAGATGTGGGAAGAAGCGCACCGTAAGACAATCGAGTGGCTGTTTTACACTGGGAAAATTGTATGTCGTTAAGAGACCGGATTGTTAACTGGGCGTTTGCGATCCAAGGTAGTACTGGCCCTGAACCGCCGACAACCTGTGCGAGCGCCGAACGATACTACATACCAGAAACTGGGTCAGTCTGGGACGAGGATGAGCCTACAGCCATACAGCCAGATTTGAGAGATGCGGAGATAGTAGAAAGAGAGGTTTGTTCACTAAACGCAGCATTAAGAACCGTCATTAAAGCGAAGTACATATCATACCCATACGAGAACGATTACTATTGCGCTCATCGTGTGAGGATGTCACCCAAGAAGTTTAAGGAGAGATTAGATGAAGCACACAGAAAACTCAGCACAAAACTTGGCGAATGAATTTATTTACACTAAGGCTGGCACTTGTATCACAACGAAGTGGCGACAGCTAGGATGGATACCTGCTAGTGAAGACCCTGAGATACAAGTTAAGTGGGCAACTTATCAGGGGCTACCCAACAGGTCAATTGCAGATAGCGTGGTACACATCTAGGAACCTAGCGCCCGATTCTAAGGTCTCTGGCGTGTCTTTGGTGGAGTAGGTAGGCAAGTCTCTAGCCAACTCCCTACAAATCGTCCGAGATGTCTCTGATGCGCTTGTAGCGCCGCAAGCGCTCAATAGCAGGCATATTGTCACCGTCAGCCCTCCGTACACGATCTGCCGCATCTTCGATCTCCCGTGACTTCTTTAAGTTAGCACGTTCCTGCCTCATTTGAGTATCTAATGCGCCTGAGTGCCT